ATGTGCGTAAATTTCATCACACCGTCTCACCAGCAACTTAAAACCCATTTTAAAGCGCCGATAGCGGCTAGCGCAGAATGGAAAACAGCGGTGTGGCAGGATTATGCTGCGCCGATTATCGTTGGCGATGAACATGAGCGGCAATCGCTATTGGGACTATACAGCATGATCCCCAAGAGTCATCTTCCGCCGGGAACCAAGCGTTTTTCCACTATGAATGCGCGTGCTGAAACGGTTGCCACATTGCGCAGTTATGCACAACCGTGGCGCGACGGCCAGCTCTGCTTAGTGCCAATGACAACGTTCTTTGAACCATGCTACGAATCTGGTAAAGCGGAGCGCTGGAAGATTGGCATGGCGGATGAATCACCGTTTGCAGTGGCTGGACTCTACCGATCCTGGACAGAGACGGACGGTGGCACATCCTTTTCGTTTACCCAACTCACGATCAATGCGGATGAACATCCGTTAATGCGACGTTTCCATAAACCGGGTGATGAGAAACGTTCGCTGGTGATCTTGCCGGAGTCAGCTTATGGTGATTGGTTGGGGTGTCGTGATTCAGAGCGGGCGAAGGCGTTTTTAAAACATTCTTCAAATGAGCACTTAGTTGCTTACCCAGTACCTAAAGTAGCTATTTCTAAACCTAAGAGCACTTCAAACTTAGGCTTATTTAATTGAATTTTAATTACTTAAAACACAGCTAAATTTAAACAGCTCGAGATAAATTCTTGTTGGTTTGACGTAAGTTATCCAAACGAGCGGCACGAGTTATGAGCCTCGCAATTTCAGCAGGCTGATGTAGTTTTCTTGTATTTGCTTTTAAAGCCACGGCAATATGAGGCAGAACTGAATTTCGCGGCACAACAAGGTTATCAGAGAATATAAATACTTCATTTCCCTTGTATGCCCGTGCAGCATTGTATTGAAGTTCGTAAAGAAATTTACGACGGTTTGCATAGTATCCTAAAATTTGAGCAACGCCATCATAGGATACAATCCATTTTTTATCACGTTGCTGCTGAATAATGCCAGCTATACGTTCATGATCGTTCGGTGCATAGTGGTTTAGGTATAATTTACTCGCTTTTTCAAAGTACGGTGGGTCACAATAGGTCAACGTGTTTTCTGGGAGAGTGGGTATATAGTCCGTGATGATTTGCTCAGCATCTAAATTCAAGAGTGTAATCGAATCACGGAAACCACCAATCAACTCAATCCTCCGAATAAGTTCATTTCGTGGGAATCGAGCATCTATTTTCCATTTCCCAGCTTGATCAAGACCTCCAATCACGCCTGCGGATAACACACCAGACCGATTTGTTCTATTCAAGTAAAACGTAGCGAACCCAACATCTAATTCTGAATGGTCATTGGGGTTTCGCATTATCTCGCGGTAATCCTTCCATTCCTCAACATTAAGTAATGCTCGCGAAATGCGGCGGCAAAATTCCTCGGTGTGCGTCAGAATTGAATTCCATAAAGCGTATATCGGCAGTGACGAATCATTGAGATGTATTTGATTAACGTGACCAGCGACTAGTAACTCCATTGCTACGCCAGCCCCACCAGCATAAGGTTCTACATAGTGACCGCCCTCTAGCCCGTTCGCTCTGATTATCTCAAGCACAAACGGCGTCAATTTTTGCTTGCCTCCGGGGTACCGAAGTGGTGTTTTATTTTGTGCCATAGTGTTATAAGTCAATTTCTGCCAGGTGGCTATTTATTCATCTCTATTAGCAACGGAAATACAGCAGCGAATGTTGTTGGAATCTGACTTGAATTAATTGCAAAAGTAGGGTGATGAACTAGTTGATTCAGTGAAGTAATCGACAGTATACCATCCGTCCGTCCAAGTTCAGTAGCTGGTCCGTGAAGCATCTTAAGCATCGTCTTATCTTTTTTGTTTTGAGTTAAGTGATTAATTATGTCTCGCAATACATCCATCAAAAACTTGTCGGATCCATCGGACTTCTTCACCGACAATCCAGATTGCGAGTGATCGTCACAATATGCTTTGGCTGATATTTCAAACATGCTGCGTAACAAAAAACAAAAGGCAATTGGATTATCCTTCAATTTCAGCTTTCCAGCTTCAATCCGTAACGTTGCAACTTTTGCGCGATTTTGCCCCATGATTTTTAAACTTTTAAGAGCGCGCTTAACTGATTTTTCATCCTCAAGCGGAGTAGCAATAACTTTACTATTACTAGGTTTTTTAACTACCAGCTGAGCATCTTTCGATTTATCATCACCTTCCGATTCGGCTGGATGTGTTGTCGTGTTCGCTGAGTCAACATCTACATTATTAGTATCTGGCGAAGCTCCTGAGTTGCCATCATCTTGCATATTATTAGATTCATCACCCCCTAATACACTAGAAACATCTTGTGAAGGAGGAAGGGGTATCCCAAATAATGTAGCAAAATCTTCAGAGCCACGGATCTTCGAAAAACCAAGTGTTTCAAGGCCAATGGCACGAATTATGTCATCCAGTGCTTTTTTATGCTCAATTTTAGGGTATTGTTTGGCGAGATCTAAACTCGAAGTTGATCCAAGTCTTGATGCGATTTTTTTTATTGCTTCATCCAGCACAGTCAAAGAATAATCGCCAGCCCAGCGATCCCGTTGTTCCTGTGTGTGATTTGTAGAGTGTATGAAAAATTTCTCAAGTAAATCTAGCCCAGCTTCGATACTGCCATTCATATCCCGGCTATGTCGCGCACGTGCCACAGCACTCCACGTATCACGCCCAGCCTTTATACCCTTACCATGTGTAAGCGTAATAATTTTATCGACAACAGCAGAATCCGTTTCACCGTAGACCGTACATGGAACGGCAGTATTGTCGACAATCCAATTGGAGGATAAACCTGCAATGCGCTTTACGATCTTAGGAGGTAAGTCAAGGTCAGCAGTATCAATTACTTTTAAGGCTATCTTTAAAGCCGCAATACGCCTATTCCCTTCTTTTACTACTTTGGTACCGTCAGACCTTTCCAATACAATTATATTTTCAGTCGGTAAATATCCATCATCAAGCAAACTTTCCATTAACCCCCAAAAAAAAGCTGGGCTTATTGAAATCATTGCATGAACTGCATTTTGTTCATTTGTCTGAATTACTGTTCTGAAATTAGCTAGGTCAATAACTAAATCTTTTACTGCAATTTGTTTGTTCGATGACATAGTTCCTCGTTATATATTTTTTCTTTCTATCCATAAGGCAATACCTTACAAAAAAAGAATCATCACGCATGTATGAAAAAAATGCAAGTTTATCTTAATATCAAACACTTACATTTAAAACCTGCGAATAACGAGGACAAATAAAGGACCATTTTAAAGCGAATACTAATGATTAAAACAACCCCACCGGATCAAGCGTCCGATCCCAGCTATAAATAATCACCTCCAACCTATCCACCGTTTTCACCCCACCACCTACGCAATATTTAATAGGTACCGCGTCCATTTCAAACTCAGCAAAAATGCGCCGGATATCGGGGTGATCGTTCAGGCTGACGATGGCCTTACCTTTTAAATTACGCAACACGCTTGCCATTTTTTCGTACTGTTCAGTCCCAAATTCCACGCCATAACCAGCGGTTTCCCAGTACGGTGGATCAAGGTAAAAGAAGGTATGCTCCCGGTCATACTTGATCATGCATTTATGCCAGTCCAGGTTCTCAATATACGACTGAGACAACCGTAAATGTGCGGCAGATAAACTTTCTTCTATCCGCAATAAATTAACTGCGGGTGCGGTTGTAGCGGTTCCCCAATTTTGGCCGGATACTTTGCCGCCGAAGGCATTGTGCTGCAGGTAGTAGAAACGGGCAGCTCGTTGGATATCTGTCAGCGTTTCTGGTGGCGTATCTTGCAGCCATTTGAATAGATCACGGCTGGATAATGCCCACTTGAATTGACGCACAAACTCTTCCAGATGGTTTTGAACTACACGGTAGAGATTCACCAGTTCGCCATTAATGTCATTAATGACTTCCACTTCCGCAGGCGGCCGCAAAAAGTAGAGTGCAGCACCGCCCGCAAATACTTCTACGTAACAAGAATGTGCGGGGAATTGTGGGATCAGTTGATCAGCCAAGCGACGCTTGCCACCCAACCACGGGATAATAGGTAATACCATAAAGTAAACTCTTTTATTGTTTTTTTATGCTAGTCTTTGCACGCCTCGCGAGGTGGCAGAGCCTTGCTTGATTTACTGGCAGAATCAGTGAATTGAGGTCAGTTTGATTGTTTCCGCAATCTTGCTGTCGCTCTGTCTTTTTTACAGATTGTAGATAAACATTGTAACTTTCTTAGTTATCCCCACACGAGATGAAAATCTTATTTCATCAGCAAAGGAAATAAAATGACTATTAAAATAGACGATCAATTTCGCCAATTCAACGTGTCAATGTCGACATATCCTTATCAGTAAATTGTGGTCTTGCTGTTGCATTACTGGATGGACTTTTAGCTGGTAAAAGAGCCATGCGCAGGCAAGGAGTGCCTGCTGAAATTTATGCACGAGTTCTAGCCGATGCCACGTCGCGAAGAGCATCTGACTGGAAATAAATAATCAACCGGCTTAAAATCTAGCCGGTTGAATTAAAAATTATTCCCCCAATCCATTCTCTCGAATAAAAGCTTGAGCTGCCCTGCCCGTTGCGGCGACTTGCTCAGACTCAAAGATCAATTGCTTAACAGCTCTGTCCATTTCTTCTGAAAGTACCCTGCCTCCGGTATCGGCTGCAGCGCCGCTAGTGGCGCTTTGGGTGTCGGTTTGTCCGGAAGTAGCACCACAGAACTGGGAGCCGATGCGCAACCGACGAGAATCGTTAAGTGCAGTAGTAAGGCGGCTAATTTCATCATCATGTACTTTCTGAATAGTGCTGCTGATAGTGGTCTGTTGCGTTTTTAATTGTGAGTTTTCAGCGTCTCGTTGTTCCTGCTTGATTTTTGCTAATTGAGTTTGTACTACTTTGTCGCTATTCCATTGTCGCTGCACAAAACTCCTGCCATGAAATTCAAAGAATAGACTCGCAGCAATCAGCACCAACGCACTCACCCACCACGGCATATTCATAACTCCCCCAAACACAATTTACGCTCAAATTCGCGCCGGTTGACCAGACCCTGCACCCGCTGTTTGCCGACGTACACCCAGCGACGCAAGCCGTCGCAAGCGGCGGCATAATCGCCACGATTGAGTGGGCCGACCACGGTGTTTTTTGAATTGCAAAATGCATTCACACCGACATTACTAGCAAACAGCGTGAAAGCATTGACCTGGTGCTGTTTAAGCGGCACCTCCACGCATTCCAACATGCCGTTTAAGTGTTTAACGATGTCTTGATTACGGAAATCAGTGCATTCTTGCGGGGTGTAAATCCGGTTTATATCGACGTTGCCGGTGTGTCCGTCGCATACAGTGGGTATCCCGGCCAGATCAAAATACGGTTGTGTAATGACCTTTCCGGAGCTTTCCCATTGCACGAAACCGGCAGTCATGACGGCGGTAATAATACCGATGTAAATCCTATTTTTGAGGTTCATAGTAGTGTCCTTATTTTTGACTGATGCCTGCTTTTACCGCCAATACCACACCCCATGTGGCCAGCCCTAAACTGATAATGGCGGCCACCGGCTTGGCGATTTGCCCAATCCAACCCAGCACCTTGAATGCGCCTTTTACGCTATCAAATACGATAATAATTTCTGCAGTGTTGTCTTCGGTGCGGCGGCACACTTTCATGTTTTCGGCTAGGCCGTCTTCCAGTGAACCAACCCACTTGCAAAGCGATGCCCATTCATCTGGACTTGGTGAACGAGGGAGAGAGTTGCCGTAGTCGTCTTGCATGTTATTACTCCTTTATTTTTTAACCTTGGCAACTACTTCATAGACCAATTCCGCGCCGGCGAACGCGTTAATTGCTACAGGTACAGGCATGGCTGGTTGCGATTGGCTTGGGATAGCTTCCGGCGCGACAGCAGTAATTGTTTTGTACAAAAATTCCAGAACGTTGTCGGTGAGCGCCGGTGCCTGTGCAATAGTGGTAGTGGTTTCCATGATGTGTAATTTTCCGTTGTCGCAGGCTGCTTCTGTCACATAGCCTCGCACGATCAATGACACGTATTTAGAGCGCATATCGACTGAGTAATGCTCAATACGGTGAAATGCGGCGGCTGAGCCTGTGTTGACTTCCTCAATCGATTTTGAGATACCTTTGATTGCCATGATTTATTTCCTTTTTTAAAGTTGTAGGACGAAAAAAAACACCCGAAGGTGTTTGGTTGATTTGAAAATCAGTTAAACCCAGTTAATTAAATCAATTTCAGCAATGGAAGTTGCTTGATGTATTTCTTGACGCAAGCGCTGACTCTTTTCATTCACTTCTGCCATTTGCTTATTGAGTGCCGTTCCCACATTAATCATGTCCGACGCAGTTAATGTAATAGTGCTGTTGTCTGCCAGTACCCAATCGATTGTAAAAACGGTACCGTCCAACTTGGCCTGTAGCGCTGTTTGCATGGCCAGCGGTATACGCTCTTTATCTGCCTGATAAACTGCGCCGTTGCAGATAAAATTGGCCGACTCCGCCAAATTGCGTTCATTCTTTATGCGATTCCATGCCTGTTCTTTTACCATGCTCAAATCACGCTGATCAACGAGTATTCGTTCAGGCATTTTCCAAATAAAACCTTCTGGCACATTGTTTTTAAGACTTAATTCAATGTCAGAATACAAGTGGATCAACCCGTTTTCGACAAAATGCGTATCGGGATTTCCATCACCCTCCACTACATCAACTCCATCCCGTTTGTATTCATGCATTTGCCCATCTGAGCAGGTTCCCCATTGAATAATTTCACCCGTTTTACTATCGTGCATTACATAATTAATCATCTTTTTACCTTTATTGCTACTAAACTTGTTTGTCTTCCAGTCATCTCTCCGGCGTGGCTCACCCTACACACATATCGACCGGGTGGCGCATAAAAGACAGAGACAATAGACTCACTAGAAAAAATAGATTTACCGTCTTTATAAACAGTTAGACGGCGTGTAGGGTTAGCTGAATGCATCATAAAAACAATGGGTGTTGTTCCATTTCTCGAAACATTTCCGGCACTAACATTGACTACGACCTCCGCACCACTTGCACTAACCGCCGTTTCTATCTCCGTGACAGAATTATCTTCAAGCTGATCCGTATTAATCACTTTCAGCTCATTAATCGTCAATTTACCGTTAATAATACTCATGCCCGGCGCATAAAGGTCACCGTTTGCCGTTGCCTGAAAATAGCGCCCGTTGTGCGCGTTACCTAACAACAGGCCACTTGAACTTAAATGAAATCCATTCCCGCCGTTGTTCGGCCATGCATAATTGCTGGTCGGATAGCCGCTACCACCATGAATAGTCGTTGAGTACAAATCACCTGCAGTAATGCGTCCAAGATTCGCGCTGATGGCGGAGAGGTCCGACACGGCAAGCCGATCAGCGGTAATTGTGCTGGTTTTAATCGCGCCACCATGTATTTGGGTGCCAATGCCAGGTGGTGACCACGGTGAAGGCAGAGTTTGGTTTGCGCCATTAGCAACCCCAATATAGGGCATGCAGAGAAACATCCACGAATCCCCTCCATACAACGTCCCATTTTTATATGTGATTAATCTACCTGCTACTGCGCCAGCTGGTGCTTGCCCTAGGATGAATAATCGTTTATAGCCGCTTAACGTCGTACCGCCATAAGCTTCTTCAGCATTGATCCATCCACCGTGTGTGAACCCAGCCCATGCTCCGTTAACATCAACCCAGCCAATAGCGATACTGATATGACAGCGATGAGCCCCGGTATAAATTGACATTTCGTAATAAGCACCTTGCACGATAGATACCGCTGGGGAAAGCACATATTGGTTGTCGTTTGGTGCTACTCCCCGTTGATTGACCGAAATGACATTCACACCGACCGGACGCCAGGCATCGCCAGCGCCATTAATGCTAAACGTGAACGGATTGATATAAAAATCAGTACCGCCTATATAACCATCCGGCAAAATTAACCCACCTGTTTCATACGTGGCAGTCAGCGACGCGTTATAGAGCAGGTTGCCGGATCCAACACCGGACTCAAACACATTGGCGGACAAACTTCCTGCTTTAATTTTATCGCCAGTGATAGCATTGGCTAATATCGAATCAGCAGTAACTGAACCATTAACCAGCAAGTTTCCATCGATACCAATTTGCGCCACACCGTTTTTAGATGTCACCACAAACGGCACCCGCTTTTGCACACCCGGCTGTACCACGGCAAAGCGATCTGCAAGGATGGTGAAGTCGCTTTGTGGTATGCCTTCAACAATCGTGGTGGCTAGGCCATAACCTGCCACATAACCATTGACGTCTGTTTTTACGGTGTATTGCGCTGATAGTCCATCGATGGACTTGGCTTGCGCCTGTACGCTTGCGATGTTGCCGTTGAGCTGTGTTTGTACAGTGAGTACTGTTGTGGCCACGGCACCTACAGCATCTTTTCTCGCCTCTTCCTCTTTAACGATTTGAGCAACGATGTCATTTGGATCAAACTCACCGATGGCGGTTATTTTGTCGCTTAACTCTTTAGTCAACATTGACTCAAGAATCGATCCAACATCAGGTAAAACACCAGCCACTGTTAATGGTATAGCAGTCGAGACGTTCAGATCATCTTTGCCCAAGGAATCGTAAGCGGCTGCACGAATGTAGTACTCATTCTTTTTATCTAACGCTTCCCCATCAGTGAATTTGGTTAGAGTCACGAAGCTATCAGCTCCGTCATAAATTTCATTTTCTGGTAATGCTGGACAGGCTGGATCGGTACTGATCCAGATAATAATTCCGGCAAAATCATCTTCTGGCGGTGGTGTGCAATTGAAATAACCCGCCCTAATGCCCTGATCTACCCGAATATTGACCAGTGCACCTATTTGTTTATTAGTGGCGATTAAGGAAGCTACCGCGCTTCCTGTACCAAATTTGCCCAAAGCTTTGATTCTGAATTCAACTGTTCGCCACGGCCCACCGTCTACTTTCATGTCGCCCACGGTATATTCAAAACGTGGCGTATCACCTACGTTAATAGTACGTACAACGATGGCAGGTTTACCAACGACGACTTGCGCACGGTAGGACGTTGCTCCTTTAACGTTATCCCATGCGATTTTTGCGGAGTTGGTGGTAAAGCCGCTTTCTAAGCGTAACCCGGTAATGTCGTCCAGCGGGGGCAATGTCGGTGTGACCGTAGCATTAAAAATAGCAGGTGGCGATTCTAATCCGGTGGATGAAATGGCCGACACTTTAAATTCATACTCGCTGGCTTCAACACTTTTAAAATCGATGCTGGGTGAACGGGTTTTGATGTCAGCCCAGGTTCCCAATGCTTTGCGCCAGAGCACACGATACACTGGAGAAAATCCCGTCCAGCTTAAGGTGGCGTTAGTTGCCACTACGCTATCATCGACCCAATAAGGGTGCGAAGTAAAGAGTAGGTTAGTCGGCGTGCTAGGTGCGCTTTCTAAGCCGGTATGTGGCCTTTCTTCAATACGGGTGCCATTATCGATATACTCAAATTTACCCGGTTCGTGCTGCAAGGCGGTAATCTCATAGGTCAAGCCGCCCTTTTCAATGATCGATAGAATTTTATAGGAGGGTGCAATCAGATCGATATTGTCGACTGACCAAATCGCCTGCGCTACCGGCAAGGTTGACCAATCACGTTGGACAGTGACAGTGTCGCCACTGATTGCCATGACTTTTCGCGTTTCTGTGATGCCGGTAGGTAAAATGACGGTGAAGTCATCGCCCACGGCAATTACTGGTGCTTTATCTAAGGTAACAGTGCGGCCAACGGCATGACGAAGTCGGCCAGCGTTACGACGCCCCATGCGGTGCGGATCAGCTATCCGTACAATTTGCCCGGGGCTGGATACCAAACCATCTAAACCAACTGAAAACGTGAGTGTGTCAGTTTCCAGCCTCGACGTAAGCAGCGCCCAATTTCCGGCGCGTTGCGCTTGGCCTTGGCTGGTGCAACCAAACGCAGTCATGCTGATCTTTTGCACGCCATACCGGGCAATGCCGTCATCGTCCTGCACATATTCAACACGGGCTTTGTAAAAATCAGCTGGGTCATTCCAGCTCACCAGCGCCACGGTATAACGGGTTCGTTGGCTACTGCCTACGCCGGTGAATTTGCCGTCGATGACGTTGGCGGCGGTGTAAATATAAGTCGGGTCGGTGGGTATATCGGCTGAAGTGATAATGCTGCCAGCTGCCCAATAACTAATACCCCGGAACAAGGACGCCAAGTCTTGCAGCACTTTGTAGGCTTCGGCGGCGGTCTGCAGGTAGAGGTTACAGGTAAAGCGCGGCTCAGTGCCGCCCAACCCATCTGGCACCTTGACGTCACAATAACGCCCAATCTGGTACAGGCTCCATTTGTCGATCGTGGACGCATCCAGCGTGTGGCCTAAGCCGTACCGGTCATTGAGTACCAGATCATAAAATACCCACGCCGGGTTATTGGTCCATGCCGGTTTAAAGGTGCCATCCCAAACGCCGGTATAGACGTGTGAGATGGGGTCGTAATTACTGGGTACTTTAATGATGCGGCCACGCAGATCGTAACTACGCGTGGGAATGCCTTGAAACTGGCTGGCGTCAATTTGTATGCCCACAATGGCAGACATGGGATAGCGTAATTTGACGTCGATGACTTCGGTCAGCGTGGAAATGAGGGTAGTGTCGGCAATGAGGGCGCTATTAGCGTTTGGAGTGGCGCGTGTGATGCGAATCACCCAGCCTGTTTTTGCAGGCGGCAATTCGATTCTGTGGCTACGCTCATAGCGTGAGGTAGTTTTACCGTCAAAAGTTTGGTTAATGACTGGCTTATAGCCGCCGCCATCGGTTGCCACGTCAATTTGATAGGCGATTTTATAGCCGTTGACATCGCCATTTTCTTTATCCATTTTACTGAGTGCGGCGACAGCCAAGCGTAGCCGGACGGCGGAAAGCTGGGTGTTGTTAATGGCGCGCACCCAAGGTGCTTCTGATCTTAACTCATGGCCGATGGTGATTTCATTTTCTACACCGGGAAACCCAGCAATGACGTCCTGATTCTGGGTGCCCGGCCTGAAGTCAGCAGTAACATCCCGAAAGTTAAACGTGCCATCCTGATTTTGCAATCGGGTGCCATCAAAGAAAATGGATTGCAAGCCGTTGACTAAGCCTTGAATTTCACCTTCTGATACCAGATCAAGCACTTTTGCGTAGGAAATACTGCGCAAGCTATCTCTGGTTTCTTTGCTCCCACTGCCGCCTCCACCACCTTTACCGCCGTACCCGATAATTTCCGACATTACACACCCTTTTGACGTAAAAAAACCCGCTCGCAGCGGGTTACTTAGTTGGTTGTTTTATTAAGCTAGGCTTTATCTTCTGAGTAAATTCCTGCTGAGATAACGGCAGAACCGACGATCATCCGTCCGTATAAAATTGGCACTGGGTTGCCTTGAGCCGTAGTGTTGACAGCACCATTGAAATTATAGGAAGCGGCGTTTGCCGGGTCATCTTTGCCGGATTGCCCTAGCTGCTGCGGTGAAAGCATTTGAACTACGCCGCCCAACATCATCCCAATACCCGCCTGAACCGCCCACGCTTGTCCGAAATAGGTACCAACAACAACCAACACCGCGCCAACAATCGTCTGCAGAATCCCGCCACGCTTCGCGCCCTGCAGTATTGGAGCTATGCGAATATCATTAGAACCGGTCGGTTGGTGTAAATCATCTTTACTGATGTTCTTTTTACCGATAAAAACGGCATAGACAATGCCACGCGCCTTACTCGTTAATAGCTCGCGCTCAAAGCCAGGCAACAACACGGACAGGGCTTTTACTGCTTCGCGCACGTTGGCCACGGCTAGCGTGTGCACGCGCCCAAATTGATTTCCTAGCTTGCCGTATAAGCGGATTGTTCTAAGTTGGTTCATGTTTCGTCCATAAAAAAAGCCAGCTCAAAGGCTGGCATAACTTAAATTAGTAATAGTTATTGAGGAATAATCGGCGCTATGTCACCGTTGTCACCCTCTAAGTACAAACGAAACCACTTAGTTTCACCGGAGCGTAAAAAAGTCTCTCTACCGTGCCCGCCACTATCTTTACCTAATCTACATAGTCCCTTGCTAGCAACACCATGCGCAAGAATATATTCACCGCTAGGTAAGTAAAATTCTGCCCTCTCACCAGCTTCAAATTTTGCTACCAGTTTTCCATTAATTAAAAGACTCGTCGTACAAGCTATCCCATAAATTCCGCTATCCCTAGTAACAAAGATATGAGCATCTGCAACTGATGATTTCATTTGATAAGCGTAAATATTTTCAGATTTGACCTGCTTTGCTTCACTTTGTAATGTCTGAGTTGTAGAACAAGCGCTCAATAAAGTAACCCAAAATAGGATGAAAATCTTTTCCATAATCTCGCCAATAATTAATAAAAAGATAATTATATCACTGACCTTGTTTCCGCCTCAAACAACCTGATTAATCTAAGCTGAATCATAAATCCCTTGCGCTGATGTGTATTGATGTGTATATTTATTATATGAACAGCGCAAACCTAATTAAGAAATTAAAACAGGATGGTTGGTATCTTGCCCACACAGTGGGATCACACAACCAATTTAAACATCCCACTAAACCGGGCAAAGTGACCGTGCCACACCCACGAAAAGATATTCAAATTGGTACGCTGAAAAGTATTTTTAAACAGGCCGGATGGCCTTGGAAACAGGACTAATATCATGCTATATCCTATCTATGTACACCTCGGCGATGACACTCATGCACACAGCGCCACCTTCCCCGATTTTCCCGGCTGCTTTTCTGCCGCCGACGAATTGAACGATTTACCTGCCGCAGTACAAGAAGCGGTTGAAGCGCATTTCAGCGATGGTGAAGAAGTACCTGCACCTTCTGACGTGACAACGTTGGCAGCCAATCCAGACTACCAAGGTGGCCTGTGGATGCTATTTGATATTGATCTTTCAAAAGTCAGCACAAAATCTATGCGCTTAAATATCACGCTACCTGAAAATTTAGTGCATGAAATTGACGCTTTCGCCAAAGCCCATCATATGACGCGATCAGGTTTTTTAGCACAGGCCGCTAATAAAGCAATGCAGCATTAACCAACATATCTGATGACGTTCCGCGTCACTTCTTGCCAATAACCGCCATAGACATCTCGGCTGGATAAATGACCATGTAAGTGATGCAGAATCAAACCATCGCCAATATAAATTGCAGCGTGATTTGGCACACCGTTAGTACTGCGGATCTGCATCAGAATCACATCACCTACTTGCATTTCAGCATTTGACTCAATCGATACAAAGCCCGCTTGTGGAAAGCCTTGTGTATATAAATCGCTTTTTCCGTCATTCCACCACTCATCAGCGCGACTAAACTGTTTTAATTCAATGCTTCGTGTTTGTTGATACCAATCACGAATAAGTGAATAACAGTCCAACACACCATGAAAGAATTGCCGACCGACTAGTGGTACCTGATAACCGCATGGCTCAATGGTTATTAATTCGCCAGCAGTTGGAATACCTTCAGTACCATCAACTCGGATGATGTGCCAGAGCACACCAGAAGCCTCACAGCTCACTTTATCTGCTTCGCTTGGACTTGCCGGTGCATCGGGATGTGAATGGACGACAGCGACGATTTCGCCCATCTCTTCAGCAACTGCATAGTCTTGAGCTGAAATAATAAAATGCTCGGTATCCGGTGCTAAATTTTTGCAAGGTAGATATTTTTCACGACCTCTTCGGATGATGATCAGGCCACACGCTTCACGTGGGTAGTCTGCTTCGGCGTGCCGCTTAATATCTGTTAGTGTTTTTGGTTTCACGACAGCATTCCTGCAGCAGGGAAGCTGCCAAAATTCAAAATGTTATTCTCACCAAAGCGTTTTTTACAGTCAGATAGCTTCCCGCCGCATCGATCAAGCGCACTGCTCGCAACCGGATTACCGTCTTTATCAAACATGGCAGCGCCGGTATAACCGCAATATGTGCCGCGATAACCACCCGTGCTAAGCCAGGTGCAGACATTGGCGACTATTTGGCGGCGCGGCAGTTGCGTTCCTTGAAAATTTAATGCGCTGGCCAATTCAAATTCAACCGCCTCACTGGTTTCACTGGTTTTTTGTTCGATAGTCCAGACATCAACCGGGAATTCTTGGCTTGGATCCGCGCTGGGATTACCTTCACTAAAATTAACCGCATCCAGATATTTACCAAGCGTTGTATGGCGCGTTAATTTGGCACCAACTAAATCATCAAAATGAATACAAAGCGCGGAGATAGCACCATCTACGTTACCAACTGCCAGTGTTGGCGCAGGCTGTTGAGCGCTGGTTCTGGCAAAGCCTTCAGCCAATATCGGCCATGCTGTGTACTCTTTGCCTTGCCATGTGATTGCGCCAATTTCTTGATAGCCGTGAAATTTAAGGTAGTTGCCACCGATTTGGGTGGCATCCAGCTCAAACAACACCACCACTTCACCTACCTCTAATAGTTGCGCGTCAGACTTAATCATGGTTGAAAGCTCTGTTCAAAAGTAACGGTTAATGTCCAAACATCGCCGCCGTTTGGAGTTATTTGATAATCGCCTGCTTGGACTAAAATTGACTTACTCAAAGGTGGAGTCCACTGGAAGGATTGAGCGCCTTTTAGTGAATCTAAAAACGCTTTAATTTCAATGATGACGTTGCTTTTTGCGATAAAGGACAAGGGCCATGATTCGGATTTATTGTTTATTCCGTCGGCTGCCGTCTGCGCGTAACCGTCGCCAAATGGTGCTTTAAGTACGCGGAATTGAGTGGATCCAGTGGTTTCACTAATTGGTTTCCATGTGAAAGTTTTCATTAGCCCGTTCCGTGTTTGAGGTTGTAGAGGGAGCCGCCCGGACGCTGTGCATCGCGAGTGCTTTTTCCAATCCGAGCATCCACAAAGTCTGCAAGCTCTTTGCCGAACTGTTGCATGCCGCTTGGTGCATCTACTTGGCTATTTCCGTCTTGCTGTACATAGACGTTGACTTGAATGCTGGAAGAGACGCTATTACCCACTCCTTGCGCTCTGACACCCAACTCACCACCTGACATGCGTGTTAGTGGCATGATCGCCTCTGGTCCGGCCTCACCCATTTGCCCCATATTGAAATTGGTAGGCTGATCTACGATACTGTTAGTAAACGCGCCGCCACTGGCAAACTTGGTAACTCCGCTATCAAATGCACCACCTTTGGCAAAGGCCTGCTTGCCGCCATCGAACGCACCGCCGTCGGCAAACATGCCCATAGTGGCTTTAATGGCTTTCATAGCCAACATCTTAATCATCATCTTAGCGATATCGGCAATCATTGATTTAGCAAAATCACCAAAAGTAGATTTACCTGTCATAGCAAAATCAACGATAGAATCGGTCATTCCGTCCATACCTTTGGTAAATAGGTTTTCAGTAAGGCTGGCTACATTGGAGGATTGATCCGCATAGTTTTCCAAGGCGGATTTAGCACCGTTTATCCAGTCACCTTCCAGCTCTTTAATAGCAATATTTTTATTCTGTGCCAAAGCAATTTCTTTTGCGTAGGTATCCTCAACAATAGCCAGGTGCTGCTGATATTCTTCCGCAGTGATTAAACCCTTAGTTTTATCCCGATCTAATCGCTGGGTAGCTTCTATTTTTTTATCATCAATTTTATTGGTGATATCAGCTTGTAAGCCAAAGTCAACGCCGCGCCCGATTTTGGAGATATCGCGCTGATTTTGTCGGTCGATTGCGGCCAGATAGTTATTAGCCGAGAATGTGGCATCATCGTAAGCACGTCTGGTTTTATCAATCGCTGCTGCTTCTGCGATTGAATTGATCTGAATATTTGTTACGGCATCTTCTCGTGACTTTAATAGCTTTGCCTGTGCATCCGCTATTTTTTTATCGTTTTCGATCTTTTCTTTGCCAATAAACTTTTCTGTCTGCAAGCGAGCAATTTCAGCCTGCAATGATTTTTCTTGAGCTTCTTTGTTTAAGTTAATAAAACTAAGTTTAGAAAGATAATAATCACGGTCTGCCACTAAACCGGCAGCACGTCGGGCTTGCATGATTTTTTCTGCATTGGCATAAGTACTGATTAGTGCATCGGTAGATTGCCGGATGTTGCGTAAATCTGCATCAAGTTGAGCTTTGGCTAGTTGGCCACTCTCACCAGTATTCGTTTTGATGACAAGACCAGATGTATCAAGCTTTGGGCTTTCCTTGACAGGCTTACTTGTTTTTTCATTTTTTTCCGGCATAACGCCTATGGACATTATTTTCTGCTGAAATTTATCCAGCTCTTTACGCGCCCGTTCTGCATCTTCTTTTACGGCGTTGCTGATCGCTTTAAAACCGGAGATATCACCATGTGCTAATGCGACGAGTTGCGCGGCAATGGCACCAATTTCACGTCCTACGCTAAGAAACACATAACCGACTTCTGAACCGACAACTGCCAAAGTTTGAAAAAGCACGATACCAATTTCTAACGCGCCATTCAGGTGGTCGGAAGCAACTGCCATGACTGTTTCATCCTCTGATAAATCAACAAACACCGAATGCAGAGAAGATAAAACTGGAATTGCATTGGCAACTAATTTTTGGCTAAGATTAGAGAAATTATTTTTTAAAATAATGATCGATTTATTAAAGTTATCCGTTGATGCAATTTGTTGCTCTGTCAGTTCGGTGTGGCGCTGACCTTTATCGGCTAAGTCATTTAAAAACGGCATCATTTCTGCGCCTGTTTGGCCAAATAAAGCAACAGCCACTGCGGTTTTTTCAGCACCATTTTTAAATCCCGCCATTGCTTTTGCAATAGCATCAATCTGTTCAACTGGCGATAGTGATTTGAATGTTTGAAAATCAAGACCGAGTGCTTTAATAGCAGCACCAGTCAATTTGGATTCATCGTCTGTTTTGGATAAGGCAGAGGTTAATTTAACAGATGCCGCAGCCACCCTATCCAAGGCAACACCCGACAAATCTGATGCCAACTTCAACGAAGAGACGCTTACTGCCGTATCACCGATTTTTTCAGAGATCCCTTGATAAACAGTGATCTGCTCTATCATGCGACCAGTTAGTGCATAAACAGCATAGGCCGCCGCTGTTGCAGCAGCTGCTACCGCGATAAAACCAGTTTTTAACGACTGCATATTTTGTGCTGATTTACGCTGGGATTTTGCCATTTTCAAGGCTGAATCCGCCGCTTTTAACTGCTGTGCAGTTGCTCCTTTTAGCTGCAGCTTATATAGCTCAACTTCACGTGTTGATTTACCTAACGTCGCATTCTGCGTTTGTAGACGCTTAACATAGTTATCAATGCTGCGAGAAGAACGTGCACTGGATTTTTCGTTTGCGTCACCCAAACTCGCAATGCTTTTTTTGGCGTCATCAATGCCAGCTTTTAGCTTACTGCTATCTGCACTTACTTGAATTACACCTGAACCAATGACTTCGCTCATTTTTGTTTCGCCCATAAAAAAAGCTCACCGTGGTGAGCTTGATTGGAAATTGTTTGTTAATTTCAACTAACGGATAGGTACTTTGAGAACGAACTTTAGATCTGGCTTTAAATCGCTCGAAGTTTCTAGAACTAAACCGATTTCGTCATTTCCCAATGCCGATATAGGATTTATCGTAACTTCACAACCTTTCAGTCCATCCCATGTCGTTTGAACAGTTCCAGGCACGACTACATCTTGTGACTTAAAACTCTTAATCGTCCATATTTTTTTGCAAATCTGGCTTGGCAGGTCAAATAATGCTTGGTATGAAGAATCAATTCGCCGAACTGGGTTAGCTATCGTAGTGGAATTTACCAGTTGAACTGTAGTGTCGTTAATGGCTTTTAGATCAGAGCCAATAGTCGGAATTTCTTGAGAATTAATTATGTACGTATCAAATTTAGAAAACGAAATACTTTTCGAAAAAGTGGCATTGCCGGCGACGTTAGCTGAAGCTGAAAAGACCCCAACACTTGCTCCAAGATTACTCGATAGGCTTGCCTCGCCTTGCAAAGATGATGCCCCCGCACTTGACGTCCAAATCGCCGGTATCATCCTTCCAGATGATACCTTTGTAGTATCAGGTGCATCAACGTATAGTCCATTTATTTCCCGCGACAAAGAATAGAGAACGCTAATTCTCTGTCGTCGGCTCAAGTTCCCACCGATATCGGGAGAAATTGCGAGCGCAATTGGAGAAAAAACTGATGCTTTAACTGCAAGCATAGATTTTTTAATTTCTAAAGCACTTTTCGCTGCCATAGCTGCGTCGCTGCCAGAAATTCCTCCGGCACTACTGATGGAGGAATTAAGGAATCCAGAACAATCCATTGCGTAGGCAAAATTATCGGCCTGCATATCCATATTACCAAGTGGATCGTAGTTGATATACGTTTCAGCACCAGTCAATGTAACTTGAATAGAAACTGACTGAGCATTTACGAACCACGCCGTATTCAAAACGGCCAAGACACCCTTCCCAGAATATTTGTCGACTTCTGATGTCATATTCCCCGACATTAAATTCTTTAGCTCCCCAGGAATGTAAGCTTTATCTTGCTTATCTAACTTCTTGATTAATGCCTTTGGCAACGAACATCCACTATTTTTGAAAAAACTGTTTAGTTCGTCGCTTAGATTAATTTCGTTTTTTTCTTTCTGTATATCAGCCGTAAAACTTTTTACAGTGACCGCAGCAGACGAAATATCGCAGAAAATCAAAAAAATTAGCAGTGCAGCTATTAGGCGATTCATATCCATCCCTGTCTACTTTATTAAGGTTTCTATAGCTTCTCGTTTGCATATAAAAAAGGCTATCCATAACTTCCAAAGGAAGTTAGATTTATCTTCACCGTTGCGCTTCCACAACGTATTAGGTGAAATATCCTATCAAAACCGTGAATGAATTCGCCCGGTCATCGGTCATAGGGACTCTATCAAGGGCTGATTATGGCTCCCCCCAAAGTTAAATGTAAGCCAAACTTTAGGGTTTAGTTCAATGATCTATTACATGAAAAATTTAAAATATGCACTCATCGCAAGAAAACTAAATCCTAAAAACAACAAAGCATGTTCGACCATAGTCATGCTGCGCTTACCAGTTTTCGCATCTTTATAGATTTCAGGAATTGACATTTTCAATCTTACAAATCTATCTTTATAATAAAATATATCACCGTACAACCCCGATAAAAAAATCAACAAAAAACCCATATTGAATAAGAAAAGTACTTTATCGTGAGTCGTTGTTAATGCACCCCAAACAAAATAGCAAAAAAAAAGTGCTTCAGCAAATAAGGTTAAGAGTTGAAATTTTTTCATAGTTGTTTCACACATGTTTGCTTCAAAACATTATCAAATTAGATTTGATATTTTTTACAGGATCGGTAGTGATGGGTATTTAATCAAGTTTACACCCGTACGTGCATATACTCCCGCCTACGCTATTCATTTCAGCCATATCCTGTGTAACGTTATAATCGCCGGGCGACGTTAGCGGTAAAATCGATCCCATTAACGAATCCATTTGTGTTTGCGCTTGAGCGCCAGCTGCAGTTGTTGGAGTAGTTTGACCAAAATTAGTCACCGTATTAACTACTGTCGCTACCGCCGATCCAATTGCACTGCCTAACGCGGGGTCATAAGTATTAATCAAACTATTGACCTGTGTACCTACCGCATAACCAACTCCATAAGCGACAATCAATCTAGAACCTGCAAATGCCGCGCTCTCATATAATGCTGATTCAACACTTAACGAACCAATAGTAGCAGTGCGAAACTCTAAATATATATCATAGAGACTCATATCCGCTGTTGGTGCTGGTCCAACCATCGGTGTAGCAATACCTCCCACTAGAGTAGCAGTAGGCGCTGATACACGAGGGATAGAATGTGCGTTTGCAATGGCAAGATTTGCGTAGAAATTAATAGGTAAGACACTTCCTTTTGGCGTCACATTAAATTCATCTCGAACGTCTTTTGATGCGTATTTTGCTACCGCTGAATATGTTAATTCATTACCAAAAGCACGACCAACTTTTACAAGATGTTGTGCATTAAGTTTCGAAGCGAGGATTTGTAATAATGCCGACGTATCACCCTGTTTTGCATCACCGTAAAAAGCGGCTAAATCTGCCATTTCCTGACTGCTCAGGTTCTCGATAATTTGATCAGCTTTTCCATTTATGAAATTCTGCTCAATAATATTTGAAAAACGAGCTTGAATTTCAGCAGGTGTATTTCCTTGAATCGACGGACGAGGAGTATTTGCAAAGGATAATGTTGCGGTACAGGCTAGAGCCGTGGCGAAAATAACTTTTAAAACTTTCATAAAGTCTCCTAAGTCAAGTTTGCTTATCACTAACAAAATGTTAGCTCAGGAACTTTAGCAGGCTAAAAAATGAAATGATATGCCCTATTTAGGGCATTTTGAAAACAATATGGGTTATTTTTGAAGGAGTGTAAATAGTTTTATGTATTCACGCATTTACATACTGTTGCACTTCTGATACTTCATATTTTACAATAACACTACTCACTTACATACGTCATAACTAATTACAAAATAGAAAGTCTATTAAGACGAAATAGACCGCATAAACTTAAGCGCTTCAACTTCCATCATCTGCAGCCCACTAAAAACCTCTTTTTTATCGTCAACTTCAAATAAATCCATCACTAACAAAACAGCAGCATAGTCCAAGCCGGTGACCCCATTCATCCCCACTTTCCACTGCGTAGACAGCGCAATAAAACAATTTACTGTTTGCACATTATCCGGCCAGACCTCTACATCAGGATGCGCTTCTGCAAGGGTTAATCCCAATGCGGATAGAGCAGATTCACTCGGCGGCACGGTATAGAGGAACCGTGCCGCCGCTGCTAGTTTTTTGCTTTACCGTCCACAAGCAACGCTACGTAACGCTGAAACGTTACCTGGGCTGCGCTGATGTAATTTTCTAAAAGAAGTTTTACGTTATCTTCATTGAATTTATCTTTTAAATCCCAGCCGCTTACCATATCCATAAATGAAACATGATCATCCACGCCAGTGCGAGTTTTAATAAATTCATCCAACTGGGTTTTGGTCCGGTGAATAAAAGTGACTTCAATCGTCACTAAACCATCACCTGCACTAGGAATTTCTACGGTTCCTTTAAATTCTGGTTTGGGTTGCAAGGTCAGCTTGGCCATAATTAATACCTCACTGGTTTGGATAATAATGCCAGCTTAACTTCCACTGTCATGATTTCGTTTGCGTCCATTTTGGGAGTGCTATTAACCGAGACATACGCGTTGTAAAGAATCACGACCTTGTTTGGCAATACCGCCCTTACGGCGCGTGGCAAAGTGTCTGCATCTGCTTGATCTGCCACTTTGCGTCCTGCATCGTCTGGATCGTCTGGAATCGTTATCGTTAAACCTGTTGCATTTTTAAACGTAGGAAGACGCCGTTGTTGCGATGTTTTATCGTTGAGAAGTTGGTAGTCTACATACTGCTGCTCACCACCTTCGCCACTAGCATTAAGTACTTCTGCGAATGGTTTCCAGTCAATTATTTTGCGAAATGAACCAGCGCCACCCGTGTCGGGAAAATCTTCCAGACTAGATGTATTGACACCGACTAACCCAAACGAGGCGGCGGTTGGAGTAATTACTTTAAAAACTTTGTCATTAATACTCTGCCAGGCGCTTTTGATTTCAACAAAATCCCCCCCCGCCTACGTATTTGCAGCAGAAAAAATGGCAATAGCAGCATTGCTAATCTTAGTTATCGGTACCGCTGCCGCATAGCTGCCAGCAATGGCAAATTCTGTTCCGTTAGGTACTGTTACACTCATTTGATAATCCTCTCAGTTGTAAAAAAAGCACCCGTAGGTGCTTGATGGTCAATGCCCGTAGGCGTATTACGTTGCTTAGGTTACATTCACCCAAAAGCTAAAATCTTGGCGCGTGCCTCTCAGCTTAGTTTCTTGATCAATTACAGCTATTGCTTCGCCGAGTACTGTTGTTTGGAGTTCTTGGGCTTGGCGTAATGCCTTGTCTGCCCGCTTGGATAGCTTTGCAGCTTCATCACGTGTTTTTGCCCAGACGTTAATTTGAAAACGGCTGTTGCGCTTGGTTGGTATTGCGCCATTTAGAAAATTAACTGATGCACCGCCTACTTGTTGGTAGGTGATATAGGGCGGCTTGGTTTGCTCAGGTGCTATATCAGGGTAGACGCGCTGATCAACTAGTGGATTAAGTGCGTTAGTAATGTGAGATTCAACGCTCATGATGCCCTCTTGTTAAGTGCTTCTCGCATACGATCCTGCCCCGCTTTGATGGCGTCACTGATGCGATCAAAAGCTGGACGAATGAATGGGTACGCTGGCGCACGTACGGTACCGAACTCAATCAAATGGCCGTGTGGTGCTCTGGTTTTATTCCAGCTAATTTCGTAAGTCACTTTTTGTTCTGTTGATTTATCTTTGGAGTGAACACGATAAATGGCGTCATAGAGCGTGCCAGATTTAGTGTGCTTGAGAGCATTGATTTTGGCTTCGTCATAGATAACTTTTGCCATGGCTGCTGCACCAGAAAACAATACTTTTTCACGTACTTTTGACTCAAACTTAGTGAGCACACCGAATAAATCGCCGCTCATTTCTATGTCGAAATTAGCCATTATTTACCTCTTTAGAACACATTAAATTCAGCCAGACATTGTCTTGCCCTAGTACCGCTTCGATGTTGTAGATGCTGTCTTTATGCAGCACACGCATGGCTGGCGTTATACCTGCACGGTATCGAATTATTATTTTTGTCTGCACAGTGTTTTGTACTGCAGCTGCCGCTATAAATTCACGTCCGTTAATGTCTGTAATGCCAGCCCATACGGTGGCTACCTCACTCCAGCCATCAATCGGTTGTCCTAGCGCGTCTTGCTTGGTTGACGCGGCCTGAATTGTGATGCGTCTGTTTAATTGGCCAGAATTCATTACAGCCCCGCAAAAATACGATAGCGATCCAGGCGCTTACGTGTGCCATAAGGTAACGATGTGATGCTGACGCCAGTGACGGTTTCACCACGATTTTTATACGCTTCATCTATCATTATTAATATTGCGTGCTGAATTGGCGCAACAATCACCAACGGGCAAGCCCCAGCTTTATTGTCCTGAACCGCTTGCGCCATAGCTACCTCGTTAATAAATAATTTTCGGTTTAGATATTCCTCGGCCTCTTGCCCAGCAGAATTGATGAGAAATTCCAAGAATTCGTCTGTATCAGAACTATCTATACTCGAATTCTGCTTTACAAGTTTCAGAGTGACGAACATTAGTTAGTTACCTTTCACATTCGTTTTTGGCTTGGCTTCGACTTTATCTTCAATTGCGCCCAATGATTTAGCAGCCTCAATTAATTCAGGTGGACACTCATCACCGGCCTGATATTCAACCGGGTAAATCTGGCCGTCCGGAACACCTAAAAATGGTTTTGTTAGCTTCATACTCACCTCATAAAAAAAGCACCCGAAGGTGCTTTGTTGATTAACACCTGCCGACGTTATGCTGAGATTTTCAGCGCTTTTAAGTAGTCAGGATTGAGCAAGCCGCCACCGACGCGCTTAGTGGTGTAGAACGAGACGAACGGTTTTTTAGTGAAGGGGTCACGCAGAACTCGCACACCCATGCGATCAATAATCATGTAGCCACGTTTAAAGTCACCAAACATAATTGGGATTGAGTTGGCGGCAATAGCGGGCATTCCCGCCACTTCTGTAATGCCATAGCCGTTGATGGTTGCTGGCTTACCGGCTGTAAATGAGGGCTGCCATAAATAATTACCCTGACCATCTTTTAACTTTCTGGCAGCGGTGATAGTGGATTTATTGGCAATCATGCTTGCGCCTGCTGTTAGGGCGGTCGGCAGTGATTCCGTCAGGTCGATTAAACTGTCTGCGGTGATGGTTGCCGCCGCATTGCTTTTGATCGTTTTAATATCGCCGTAGGGATGCTTATTGGCATTTACGCCGCCTGTGATGTAGGTGAGTAGTCCGCGTGGTTTTTTATCGCCACTGCCTGTCAAAAATGCGATGCCTTCCTGGTACGCAAATTCTGTTTCTACTTCACCGGCCAGCCACACCTCCAAATTAATCTCGCTGTCATCTAGCATTTGCTGCGTTGCTGCTGGATTTGCATAGAGTTCACCAGTTTCATATGCCAAGCTGGATAAGGTGGGCGTGCCTGTTTCTGGACGCTCTTCAGCCTCACCTACCCAACCTGAGGTGGCGCCACGATGGGCAAATAATTTACTAAATCCCGCATTACCAATGGTTTGGACAAAGCACAATTGGCGAAGCGGGGATACTTCGATTAAGCGATCTGTAATGGAGCGATCCCACTCTACGGGCGCTAAATAGCCTCCGTCACTTGCTGTGCCTTTGTTTAAGGCGGCTTGTACATCGCCTTTTTTGAAGTGGGCTGAGAAGGCGGCTGAATACTCTTTATCTTTCAGTCCTGCGCTTGCTCCACCGTTTAATTCGGCTGCGGCCATGCGGCTATTAGCGTCGTCAACTGCGCGTTGGAGATTAGCAATGTCGGCATTGATATTTTCTACTTTGAGAGCTTGCAGTGCGTCTGCACTTCCCTTTTTAATATCGTTGAGTTGGCGATCATTTTCCGCTTTAAAGTCGGCAAATGCTTTGTTTAAACTACCAATTAATGCGCTTACGTCAGTTTCTGCGCGAACAGACTGGATACCGCGTGCGATGGCTGTTTGTTTCATGTTGATTCTTTCATGGTTTGAAGGAGGGATTGCAACGATGCTGCTATGTCAGCGCTCGGCTTGACGGTGTTTTCAGCAGCGCCGGGCTTGCTGGAAAAGAGGGATTTAAGGGTGTCGCGCCGGACCGAGCGAGAATGCCCAGCACGTGCCATGGCTGCTTCAACCAAAGCTAGGTGTTTGGTGTTGCCTTGTGCTTTGGCGTTGTGGGTGATTTCGTCACGTTGCATCAGGCCAGTGGCAAAGCCTTGCTCTACTGCTTTGGATGCGTTGAGCCATGTTTCGGCATCCATAAGCTTGGCGGCTTCTTTGGCGCTGAGTCCTGAACGTGCAGCATAGACATCGGCCATGGCTTCATCGAACGGGGTTAGTGTTTCTGCGGCAGCTTTCAGGTCATGGCGATTACCTACGGCCACCGCCCATGCGTTATGGATCATTAAGAATGCGCCGTCACCCATTTGAATTTCATCACCGGCCATGGCGATAATGGAGGCGGCGGAAGCGGCTAGGCCGACGACCTTGATAGTGACTTTGGCTTTGTGTTCTCGCAGTAGGTTGTAGATGGCGACGCCTTCAAAAAAATCACCACCTGGTGAATTGATGTTGACGACAATTTCGCTGTTACCGACGTTGCGCAAAATACCGGACATGCGTGCTGCTGTCATACCGGAGCCATCCCACGATTCACCAATTTGTTCATAGATTGATATGCTGGTGGAGTTGTCGGTTGACGCACAGATTGTTGGTTCCCAACGTTCTAATGCGTCGGTACGCATATCGAATTGTGCGTTGCCGATTCGTGCTTCGGCGTTAATTTTTGGCAGGGTTAGTAGTGACATTTTTGTCCTTAATTAATGGGGTCCCTAGTTCGTCAGCGTGTTTGCTTTTATCTTTAGACATATCAAGTAATTCACGAACTTGATTGGCTGTCATGAAGGGCTGTTGTCCTCCGGAGCCAAGTGCTTTGGTGAAAAAATCGGCCTGGTCTTTTAACGTTCCACGTAATAAGGCGCGTTCGTTAAATTTAATAAAATACTTGCCGCATTCTTCCGGTGTTAGTAATGAACGTTCTGTAGCTTGCTCCCACACGGTGAACCAATGTTGTAGGCTGTATTGCACGAAGAAGATGCCTAGCTGCTCGATGCCGCTGCCCCATGATGTGTCGTCCATCATGAGGAGTGGTCTTGGCACGCCCATGGCCCGGGCTATTTCTTCGATCTGGTGATTGCGGTTTTCGATGTGCTGGGCATCGGCGGCTGTATTGGCAAATTGCTCTGCCTTTAAGCCTTCTTCCAAAATCATCCAGCGGCCTGCGTTGTCGGCACCGGCCTTGGCTTCGACCGACGCTTGTAATTTTGTGTAGGCTTCGTCGCTTAATTTGTCGGGTGATGAGAGTGCGCCGCCTGCCATGACGCCGTTTTTGAATAATCTAGCAGCAGCTTTTTCTGCCTGCAGTGCGATGCCGATGGCTTCTCTGGCCAGCTTGACACGCGATAAGCCAACGATACCGTCGTCTGATAAATCCCTTAAATGAAATATTTCTGACGCTGGGAGAATTAATGTTTCGCCGTTCTTGCGTTGATAGTGGTATTGCATGTTCCATTGGTCGTCAAGCTTGGGCGTTACCAATGCAGGATCAATGGGAATTAATTGGATGATTTGATCGCGTGACCGGATTATTCTTGCGTAAGCGTTGCCGTGTAAAAGTAGGCGCAACTGCATCAAGCTTTTAAATTCATAGGCGGTTTGCCACTGGTTAGGTCTTGATTTTAGTAGTCTGTATAACGGGTGCGTTGTGGCGTATTTTTTTTCGTCACCACGCTCAATCAGGTTCAATGGGAGCATGCCTATTGATTCTGAAATGAGCGTGACGCATCGGAGTAGTGCCATGTTTTGCAATGCTTTGCTGGCTGTGACGTAGGCACCGGATGCAGTGCCACCGCCATTACGCATGAAAGCGAGCAGATCGGGATCGTCGAGCCCATCAAATAACTGACCTACCGAGGCTTGGGGACGTGATTGCGCCTCCGGCGTGGTCTTTGCCCGGAACAGGTTTAATAGTTTCATTGTTTAAAGCATCCTTATGCCGCGTGTTTCATACACTGAGGGCGGTTTAACGGCTAGGCCGCGCATCGCACAGCCGATTGCCATTACGGCTGCGACCATGCCGTCAATGCGGCCTGTTGCACGCTCTTTCGCTAATTTGCGGTTACCTGCCGGGTCAGTCATTAATACGGCGTTGGCGGCATTCCATGTCATGACCGGATTGCCGTTGTGCATGAGCCGCTGATCTAGCAGCATGCTTTCAAATTCATCAATGGCGGGTGCCATGTCTTTAAAACCTTGGCCGAACGGTGTTAATGGTGGCAGTGCGACACCTTCACGGTCGACCATTTGCTGAAAATCTTCTAGGCGCCAGCGATCACAGGCTATTTCGCGCAGGTTGAACATGGCGGTTAATAGAGAGATTCTATTTAGAACTGCCAGCTTATCAATCGCTTTACCTGGTAGAGCCTCAAGGTGACCAGCATCACGCCATGCCAAATAGGGAACGCGATCTTTGTCGGCTTTGTCATGCAGCCCATCGCCCGGTAGCCAGAAATAAGGGATGATGCGCGTAACAGGATCATCTTCAGTGGGATCTAGCGCAACAACGAGCGCAGTTAAATCTGTGGTACTGGATAAATCTAACCCAGCTACACCACTGCGCCCGTAAAATTGTTCTAGGGGTATGAGCGGATTTTGTTCACAGATAAACCACGACTCGCTCGATATCCACGGTGAAATTGCTTCCGTCCACTCGCAAAAATTCAACCGGCGCACTAATGACTCTTTGGATGGCATGCCACGCGCTTGGGTTACTTGCTCGCGTAAATATTTAAGTCCGGGTATTCCGTCCTTTAAACTTGGATTGGCCTTGTACCAGCACTTTTCATCTTTAAACGGGTTGTCGCCTTCATCGATAGAGCAGATGTAAGCAAAAAAACTGTCGTCCTTTAACTGACCGGCACTAACTTTGGCACCGTAGTCGTGGTAATCCCAGCAGACTGTGCGCTTATCTGTACCTGAGTTAGTAATCATGAAAATAAGGGCTTGGCGGCGGCTCTTGGTACCAGCTCGCATCATTTCTACTGCGTGGGCGTTGCGGTGCTCGTGGATTTCATCCAGTAGTGCAATGTGTGGACGTGGCCCGGATTGCCCTTCGTCTGAGCTGATCGGCCTGAAGAATGATGCGCTGGCTTGATGGGCTAGATTCCATTCTTTGCCTTTTGAGCCACTGCGCTCTATTCGGCGGTTTAAGTGCGGCGACTGATCAACCATGGCCACGGCATCACGAAACAAAATTTGTGCCTGGTCTTTTTTGGTGGCAGCGGCGTAGACTTCTGCCCTTGATTCACCATCGGATGTCATGCCGTATAAACCTACCCCTGCCGCCAACGGTGACTTGCCACTTCCCTTTGCCGTTTCAACATAGGCAACACGGAAACGGCGGTAACCATCATCACCAATCCAGCCAAACAAGCTACCAACGATAAAGGCTTGCCAGTCCAACAGGATGAACGGCAAGCCTTCGTATTCACCTCCATTGAGGCAGAGGACATTTTCAAAGTAGCCAATTGCCCTTGCAGCTAGAGCCTTGTCCCATTTCAGCCCTCTGGCTGCGCCCGTTTTAATATCATCAATGTGGCGCTTGCACGCGGCGCGAATATGCTGGCCTGCGAGTATTTTTCCTGATACTACTTTCTTTGCATAGTCGGTTGCGCGGTCAGAAATACGCGGCGGCTTTATCTTCTCCACCAAACAAATCTCCCTGCGGCTGAATAGCTATACGTGTTCTTGCGGCTGGTGACATGCCGAACTGTTGGAATACTGCCATGGCTTGTTTGAAACTCATGCTCTGCACGATCATCCATGGGTTGAGGCTTTCGCCTTTTTCAAAACCGCCTCCCTTGACCAAATCTTCACCACTTTTTTCTGTTGATAATCGGAAGTTAGCGATGGCAACGCAGCCCTGAGATAGCAGCTCGATATCAACGTTGGTTAATAATTTCGCGGCAGATAAATGAGGCGCAAGTTCATTCCAAATAATTTTGGCGCGATTCGGTAGCCACTCTGGCGCAGTTAAATCTTGAAGATAAGTTGGGTCGGGTTCCTGCTTATTCATCCCACGCTTGCCAGCATTTCCACCAACAATTTTTAAAGCTGTCGGTTTTGGCGGCCTACCTGCCATAGTGATCTCCAAATGATTACCCCCCACCCTATCCATTTCGCGGGTATGCAAAGAAAGGTAGACTAGCGGTGTGGGAAAGTGAAGGTTGTGGACTTTTCATGCCCCCCTTCTGATTGAATTACTTGCGATTCCAGTGATGATTACAATCAAGCGGCTGTCCAGATAAATCACAACCTCTTAATGTTCCAGACTTTTCTAATTCTTGCTTTGCTCCGTCGTGGCAAGTTTTGCATAACGATTGCAAGTTAAGTGGATCGAAAAACAGAATTTCATTACCGCGATGCGGCTTAATGTGGTCGACAATGGTTGCAGCTACAACCCTGTTTAATTTCAAATGAAGTTCGCATAGAGGCTGACGTTGCAATTGATTCCAGCGCAACCGGAACCAATTTTTTCTACCGTATAAATTCTTATATGGGACTGCAGTCATGTGTCTTTAAATATTGCTCCGTAAACGCAAAAAGCCGCATCTCAATAAAGAGTGCGGCTAATATATTTGGCCTATCATATCGTTGATAGTGACAAATCTCTGGGCGACAAAAACTACCCAGTGAGCGAACTCTAACAGAACTCCGTGCGCGTTGCAAGGTTGTTGCGTAACTTTTTTTCAAGCTCCGCCCTTGCTGCCTCAAGCTCATTTAAATAATTCAACTGCGGATAGTTCCAAACTCTGCATACATTCATTGATCGCTGAATAGCCCATCGATGGCACCCAGTTAAGCTCATGATCATTGCTTCAGTTGCATCTGCAATTTCATTATCTCTGCGTGACTGGCTTGAGTCTGATTGATAAGTATCGTTACTACCATAACCATCATAATCAGATTTCAAACTGAAACGTTTTTGAATACCCAGATCCTTATCATCGACTTGCTTTGACTTAGCCCAAAGCCGCAAGCATAAATCCAACGGAGACTCTTCGATATAATTTACCGGAATAACTCTTGCAACCCTATTCATAAACTCCTCCGATCAAATAGGTGAATTCAAAGATCAACATCTCGCTACTGGCTATAAAAAGTTCTGTCATGATCAATTGGCTTTCAATTCTTTCTTTTATTCCAACTATCAACACTCTCAACACTACTGTCCATCTCTCTAAGCCTTATATTTATTAGGTTTATTGATAGTGTGGATAGTATGGATAGTTAAAAGTAAGTCAGAGAGTGATTTAGTGAGTGTTACCGTTTAAAAATTACATCCTCGCGCACACGCACACGTGGGGCTAAAAAAACTATCCACACTGTCCATACTGTCAACAAAGCCTTATTTCATGCGGGTTACGCGTGTGGATAGTTGTGTTGAGAGTGTTGAGGGTTAGGTCTGTTCGGACTGATCGTATACATGGCGGTACTTCTTCAAATACGTCTCAAACAGGTCAGAAGCATCGCCAACCCACTCGTTGAGTTTCTTGCCCTCTGGTGGCGTACCAACCAAATAAACAATTCTTTGCTTCACCACATTTCTCAGATCATATTTCACCGCTTTCCGCTTAACAGCACCGGCGGCCATTCGCTCAACCTTGCCGCCAAATTCGGTTTGTGTTGGCGGGAATCGCTCGTTATTTAAATTACTCCAGCGTAAAAAAGCGGCAAACAGTTGCATCGCAGAGCAACTAATAAATGGCAGTGGTAATACGCCTGCCTCCCACTCTCGATAAAATCGCTCTGGTGACGTCAAACCTAATGAAATTAAATTGCGTTTAGCAACAGTATCAATCGGCTTTGTGTGCGCGTTAAAATCGCTGCAATCGACTTGTAAAAGGTAATGATAAAACGCTTCTAACCCACCACTTCCAACCTGGTCGGCAATCGCCTTGTAATATTCCGCTTCGTGCTTTGGCGGGGTCCAGACAACCAAATACCTGCGGTCAGTTTTGTCCAAGGCAAGTGGCTGCAACTCATTGGACAGAAATACAAAATTGATGTGATTTGCTTCGCGGCGTTCCGGTAAATTTTTTGGATTGATATTGATTTCATCACCAGAAATCAAACTCTTTAATTTACCCTTCATCTGCCTTAACTCATTACGAGTAACCACCTCATCCGCCACAAAAAACAGCTTCTTGGATGCCCATTCATTAAACTGCGCTTCGAGCTGAGCATTACCGATAACACCACCATATTCACCATACAAATTACGCACCACCGTTTCCCAAAACAGATTTTTTCCTGAACCCTCATCGCCATGCATAATGATGGAAGTCGACATTTTTGCGCCGGGATGTTGCAACGGATAAGCAATCCACTTAATCACCCAATCGATTAACTCTTGCTGGTCGCCACATAAATGCGCAAGCAAATCTAAAATCAAACCGCACTCACCAGCCTGCGGTTCCAAATTAAAACCATTAAACATATTGACATGTGTTTCCAAATCCACCGTTTCAGTTGGATCAAACACTAAACAACGCGAATTGATCATTTTTCGATCACGGTTATTCAGCCAAAATTTGACCTGATCTGCCCCAAATGCATAGCGCAAATTGGGAATCAGAATCTGAATTCGCTCAACATCGTCCCACGCTGTATTCGTCCCATACAGCAGTGTGAAATGCTCCAGCAGATGATTAACACCATCCCAAAACGATTCACCACGCTCAACCAACTTCCGCTTGGCCTTCCCTTCCCCCGGCTGAACTGCATCAGGCGCAGGGATATCAGGCTTATTAGAAACCACTAAACTCAACTTACGTGTAGTGTGATTTTTTTGGTGTTCATCTTTGGGGGATTCATCCCCCAACCGTTGTTCCTCTCCGGTGGGGGAGGGAGGGGAGCCGGTCTCGCCCAATGCCGTCAGGTCGCTCGCCGTCACCAGCACGGCAGCCGACAACATCGCCCGAACATCACGGCCGTCCTCTATCGCATTGACGATATCCCAACCCTCCTCCACACCATCGGGAATTAGGACGATTTTGACCGTACACCCAATGGCAAACAGAATTGCAATCAGCTTTAACGTAGCTTTTGCCCCAGCTGCATCAGCATCCGACCACACAATCACGTTGCGTCCGGCCAGCGGTGTCCAATCATGTTTAGCAACCGCATTACTACCGCCACCCCAGCTAACCACATCCAATTGTGGAAAAGCCTTAAAGCCTGCATCTGCGCATTTCTCCCCTTCAGGAATAAGGACGAGGGCATCGTCACGCAATGGCGCAGTCAGGTATAGCGGACGAGGATCAGGAAAACCCATCCAGCGCCACTCACTGGCTCCGGTATTAGGATGCCGCGCATAAACACACGGATAAAATTCCTTACCGGGCTTACCATCCTTACCGACTTTAGATGTTTTAAAACGGTGCACCATGCCGAGTAAGTAACCCTGCTGATTCCTGTATGCCCACGATATTTCAGAACGGCCACGGACTAAATGCGCCACGGGTGCAACCGGCGCATCATCAGGTACAGGCAAAATAGGAACCCAAGCTGTACGCTTGTTTTTAATCAGCTCTGGTATTGCCGACACGCTCGTTTTTATAGGTGTAATAGCGGATTTAATGCGCGCGCTGGCAATATCAATCCCCAACTGACCGGCCACTTCTTTCATGGCCACGAGTTGAGAAATGCTGTTTATATAGGAGTAAAGCGAAATCAAATCGCCGCCAGTATCGCCCGATGCAAAATCTGACCAACGTCCAATCCGTTCACCAGCTATACACACTTTCATCGAACGCCCAGCTTCGCCTTCACGCGAACCTATGCACCACTCACGCCCTTCAAGTACGCCATTTGGAAGCCATCGCGTTAGCAATGCTTCGATTGAATATAAGGCAGCTTGCTTAACATGCTGAAAATCGTCACGACTCAATCTACCACCTCACCATTTGGTAACTTTCTAACGTCACCAAATAGCGATGGGATCAAAGAATAGTCATTAGATCCCGCTCGATATGGTTGCTTATTTTGCTTTAATTGCAGCGGTCTAAATGGTCGAATCGTGCGCGAGGGAGTTATTAATGTAGGGTTGGATACATCAAAATCCATGCTATCCGGCTCTACTAATTGTCTACGTCCACGCTCTGTAATCGTCCACATTTCAGCCTTCACAGTGGCCATGCGTTCACTGATAATGCGTCCGCATCGATTGATAATTCTGGTGCCATGAGTAGTACTGCTTTTGCCCTTTAATAAATCAAAAAATGCGCTCACATGCAAACACCCTTTCGGCTCACTAACCAACATCATCAGCACTTGATGCGCCACACTGTCGGCGCGTAGATTCAACTTCATTTTCAATTCACCCTTATCGCGAATACTTCAATTGCTTCCAAACCAAAATGTGGATGCGTGATATTTATTCGCTCATATCCCATCCAAGGCCGCTGGATAATTCGGCTAACATCCCCTGTTTTCGGGTAGCCTCGCTTGATAAATATTCGATCAAATGATTTACCACCCAGCCGCTTTTCCCATTTGTGACATGATCTGAATTCATGCGTTTTAGTACCCGCTTTAATTTGGTCAAAATATTCACCTTTTAAATGTAAATGCAAATCAGCCATAGAGATTTTCCTAAATTCCGTCACTCAAACGACAGCTGTTCTACACAACTAATCTCATTTAAATTGGATCTGGCCAAAATCAAAATCGCGTCCATTTTGTCCGCTGGATAGCACTTCATTTCAACCGGCACCACCTTCAAACCAAGCACCGCCGCTATTTTGGCAAAGCGCTCCAGGTCGCCGTCTTTCATTTTTGAAATGGTGGACTCGTGAACGCCAATTCCATTAGCGACCGTTGACTGCCCCACTGATGCAAGGCGACTCAAGATAATGGCGTGGTTCTTGCGTGATCTTTCTACGTCTTCTGCTGATAATGGATTCATGGTTTTTAAGTGACGGCTTTCAATTTAAAGTGTTGCAAATGGCTATCATTTGGTTCAATATAATTCTTTGAGGCATTTTTTAAGCTCTTGAATTCTTAGATGCCGGTGTGGACACTACCTTGCTGCCGAGCACCTCAGGCGGTAGATGCTTTCTAGCAATTGCGGCTTGAACTCGATCCTGAAGACGCAATGGCAAAACATCTGGCCATTGCGAATAGGCTTGATATGTGATGCCGATCGCATCAGCTGCAGCGGTCGGTGTCCCTCCCAGCAATGTTGTAGCGTCAATTTTTTTCATGTGTAATTAAAGCATTCTTTAATTACAAAAGCAACCATGCTTTATGGAAATGAAAGTAATCTTTAATAATGAAAACTTATGGTGATCGACTTACTGAGTCGTTGCGGATAGCGCAAAAAGAGAGGCAAGAGCTAGCGGATGGAATAGGCGTGAGCGTACAAGCTATTGGTCAAGTCCTTGCAGGAAAGACTAAAGCTCTGACCGCTGAAAACTCAGCATACGCTGCAAAATTCCTGAATGTTGATGCATTTTGGCTCGCCACTGGTCATGGAAGTAGTACCACGAAAGTGAACGAGGCAACGTGGCCATTTAAAATAAGACTAGAAGCATTTCTTGCCTTACCTTTAGATGAAAGGCAGAGAATTGAAGATTATTTAGAATTTAGCGTCAATAAATGGCACGCGACCCAAGACGTAAAAAGTCTTAAAGCGTCATAAAAATCGTCCTACAGCAATAATTCTTCAGTTTCCTTTGAGTAGCAACTGGGAACTTATGAAAAGAAAATAAAGAAATCCGCCATGTGCGGATATTTTTTTGCTCATTTTTAAAGCATGCTTGCATTTGTAATTAAAGAATGCTTTAATGTCTATAAACATCCAGCCCGATTCCGTTGGTAATTTTAAAAGGCAAGTAAATGAAAAAACTCTACCCTTCCGAATTCATCCAGATTCGTCGCAGTTTACTGGAAAGAACAATTGCCGAGATTCGCGCCAATTACCCAAACAACGAACTATCAGACAATCAAAAAAATTCAAATGCTCGTGATTTCGTAGCGTGTGCCGTTGGATTGTTAGCCAATAGCGAGCCAGAAATAAGTAGCACGCTTGCGGCTGTAATTGGCATGAAACCACTCGATTAAATTTATTCATCGACTGAACACTTCTAATTTTTATCAACCAAGCGAGGAATCAAGATGGAATCAACTATACAAAACAGCCCTGTCCTAATTTATGGCGAACAAGGCTGTGGAAAAACCCGCCACGCAACTGCACTGGCAAAGGCGTTTAATAAATCAACTATCGTAGATGAGTTCATTGAGGGCGAAGGCATCGAACTCACTGAGCACGACATTGCTTTTACCAACGTTCGCCCAGTAAATCTGCCCTATATACCTTTTGCATTTGCGATGCTAAGTATTAGCCAACCGCAATCTTCAGAGCAGACAACACCGCCAACCGCTCTGAATACGCCGCCATCTTTGCCTTTGAATCAGTCGGAACACAGCCATCTGCATACAAGTAAATGCACTCAAGATCAGGCGAGTTTGAATGTGACATTTTCGCAGCCCGAATTGCCGTCAGCCCTTTAATCGTGCAAGCACTTGGGTGACCAACATAGTCAACCCAAGTGGCAACAGCAATACCAATCGGCTTATAAAGACGGTTCAAAACAATGTAACGGCCATCTGGTAGCAACTGAACACAGTACGGCAAATAAACACGACGAATATCTAAATCAATCATTGGAACTCCCATGAAAATATTTATTTTACAACAGTTAATGCGAGAGCCGACATGACGACCACTGACAAAGCCGTCGTCATCTACTGCGATCCAGGTTGCGACCGCAGTGGCTACGCCCTATCGCTGGCCAGGCACTATAAAAAAACCGCCATCATCGGCGGAGCATCGTGTCTAGAGTTTTCCGAGTTTCCATCCAATGCGCTGGTACTGACATCTGACGACACCATCCCCAGTGCCATCCCCTTCATCACAGCCGTCAATGACATGATGAAATGCGCTACTGGCCACATCAAAATCAAAGAACGGGAGAGCTAACATGAACCGCACATACTACTCAACACGCCGCAAATTCATTTGCTTCATATCAGACTGGCTCGGCACATTTTTACTCGCCCTAGTCGGCCTATTTGTCTGCTCCTACGTCGACAACCAGTACCAAGACGAAATCCTCTCTGCCTCTGTTGCTGAAGAAGCCCGGCAGCAAGTCGCCAAGGAAGCTAGCGAAGATCAACAAGCCAGATTACAACTCACGGCACAGGCTGAATATATGACGGGATTTGGAGCGGATTGATATGGCTAAACGAGCCCAACCAGACCGCGCCGCGCTGGAGATAGCGCACCGCCAGCTGTGCACCGATACACCGTTAGATGACATGCTGGCCAGTGCGGCATTGCGTCCCATTGTAGAAAACGTAGCACGTCGGCACATGGTACGCCGTGCCAAATTTGACGTAAAAAAACTGCAGGCGAATGACTTTGATTAATCATTAGGAGACAGGAATGGATAAGACACAAGCAACCGCCATGAAACGCTATACAAAATCCGCAATACAAGCCGAAAAACATCTCCGGGCGGCAGCTAACGCGCTGGCAGAAATGCACCACGCTTCCAAACCAGCCGGGATACCGATCAGAGGACTTGACGATACCAGGCTAACACTTCAAGAAAATTGCCGCGAATACGCAAATTTCTTAAATTCCGTTTTTACAAAGAAGGACAACTCATGAATACAACAACGCTTATCAATCGTAAAAAATTACTTGCTATGATTCCGTTATCAGATAGGGCGATCTTTGATATGGAAAAACGCGGTGAATTTCCACGCCGTATTGCACTCACCAGTCGCAATGTCGCCTGGGATTTGGGTGAAATTCAAGCGTGGATTGTGGAACGGAAATCATCTGGGGATCAAGCTAGGCGACCAGGCTTAACGCAGATGGTTGCTTCCGCTTGATTGTCCACTCATCGATCATATTAGCCCAATCCTGTAACATGGCCGTACGCTGTTCCCGATATTCGGCCTTGTTATAGACCGCCCTTACTCCCCTTTGTTCATGAGCAAGGCATTTTTCAATCCAATCGGTGTTATAGCCAGCTTCATGCAACAAGGTGCTGCCAGTCCTGCGTAAATCATGTGGGCCGAATTTTGGCAGCGCCTTGCCCTCCTTCTGCGCGAGTTTGTACGTCAACGACAAAACCTGATTGAGCGTGGCGCTACTCATAGGTAAATCGGAGTCATAACGCGATGGCAAAATATACTCAGATCCACCGGCAAAGGTTTTAAGAGCAATAAAAATATCCAACGCCTGTTGCGACAAATAGACATGATGCGGATTGCGACGCTTCATACGCTCTTTCGGTACGGTCCAGACTGCATCCGTAAAATTGATCTCGCTCCACGTTGCGTTAGTCAACTCACTTTTTCTCACCAGCGTCAACAAAAGCAATTTAGCCGCCGCACGAATCGACGGCGTTGTTCCGATGCGTTCCATGTACTGGTACATCAACCCTATTTCTTCCGGAGTTAAAGCACGATCACGTGGCTCAAACTTTGCAATGGTTGTTGGCCGCACCATATCAGCCGGATTTTCAACCTTCTGGCCGCGCTCAATCGCCCACCGGAATACTTGCATAACTACTTCACGGACATGTACCGCCGTTGCCGGCGCTCCGCGTTCCACAATGGAATCCGTCAGCGCACGCAAATCTTCATGCGTGAATTCGGCCAGTTTCTGATTGGCGAATTTAGGTTTTAATTCGCGCTCATAAATTGACTTACGCATATCGCGCGTAGAGTCGGCCATCTGGTAACCACGGAGCCATTTATCAGCCCAGGCACCGAATGTCTCTAGGTCTTTTATCCGCGCCTTGCCACGTGCTTTTTCTTTGGCTGGAGACTTCCCAGTTGAGATCAGTTTTTTAGCGTCATTAAGCTGCTCTCGCGCTTCCGATAGAGTTATCCCACCAGCCCCATACCGTCCAAACGTCAGTGTTTCCTGTCGTCCATTGATGGAGTAGTTATAGCGAAATGAAATTGACCCTGCCGGAGTAACGGCAACATAGAGCCCATCACGGTCATTTACTTTATACAGTTTGCCTTGCGGCTTTAAATTGCGAAGCTTGGTATCGGTTAACAT